GCGTGACCGCGGGCGGCGCCGGCACCGCGAACAGTCTGAGCGGCGCGGCCGTGACCTACGCGACCGGCGGCGGCGGCGGCGGCGTGGGGAGTGCGGCGGCCGTGAACGCGGCGGCCAACACCGGCACCGGCGGCCCTGGCGCGCCCGGCAACAACGCCAGCAACCGCGGCGGCGATGGCGGATCCGGGATCGTGATCCTCAGTTACCCGACCGGCGCGCTTGTCGCCAGCGGCGGCACCAAGACGACCAGCGGCGGCAACACGATCCACACCTTTCTCGCGTCGGACACGTTCATCTATGGCCCGCCCGGTAGCGGCGGTGGCGGCTCGGCCGCGGCCATGCTCGAGGTGTTCTGATGCCGTTGTTCAGCGCGTTTTGCGCGGGCAGTAACACGGAACGATCGACCGTGGCCGATGCGGAATTGACCGTGAATTTGTTCCGCTCGACGGTGGACGCCGAAGGCGCGCCGAAACCCGCGTACTTGATCGGCACGCCCGGCTTGCGGCGGCTCGGCACGCCGGGCGTCAGCGGCAACGGCCGCGGGATCTTCACCCAGGACGGCCGCACATGGACCGTCGTCGGCGCGCAAGTGTTCGAGTTGACGTTCAACCCCGGCACCGGCGCGAACTTCGTCGGCACGCTCCGCGGCACGATCACGGACGACGGCCACCCGGTGAGTTTCGCGACCAATGGCGACGGCGGCACGCAGCTCGCGATCGTCGGCGGCAGCGAACTGCGGATCCTGAATCTCACCACCAACGTGCTCAGCGCGCCGATCGTGCTGCCGATCACCACGACGCCGATCATGATCGGCTACATGGACGGGTATTTCGTCCTGCAAGAGCTCAACACGATCCGCTTCTGGTTCTCGCACCTCGAGGACGGGACGTTGTGGGATGCGCTCGATTTCGTGAGCCGCTCGACGGCGAGCGATCGGATCGTGGCGCTCGCGTGCGCGAATAACCGCGTGTGGGTGTTCGGCTCGGAGACGACCGAGGCCTATGAAGATGTCGGCGACGCGGATAACCCGTTTCAACCGATCAAGGGCTCGCTGTTTCAGATCGGGATCGTCGCGCCCTGGTCGCTGAGCCTCGGCGTCGCCACGATGCGGTGGATCGGGCGCAGCGCGACCGGCGGCGCCGTCGTCTACCGCCTCGACGGCTACAACGGGACGCGCGTCAGCACGCACGCGATCGAGCGCCAACTCGCGCAGGCGTCGGACCTCACCACCGCCGAGGCGCTCACCTATGCCCAGGAAGGGCACTTGTTCTATGCGGTCACGATCTACGGGAGCGGCGTCGCCGGCGACACGATCGTCCTTGACGAATTGGAGCACTCGTGGCACCACCGGCGGGCGTGGAACGCGATCGCCGCCCAAGAGGAGGCGTGGCTCGTGCGCGGTCATGCCTACGTCGGCCAGGTGCATGTGGTCGGCAGCCGCACCGGCGGCCAGGTGTGGGCGCTCGACCTGAACACCTACGACGAGGACGGCGCGATCTTGCGCGCCCGCCGGCGCGCGCCCTACCTCGGCGCCGAAAACGCGTACGCGAAGATCGACGCCTTCGAGCTCGGCGTGGAGAACGGCGTCGGCCTGCCCGCCGGCCAGGGCAGCGATCCGCAAATCGAGCTGAAGCTGAGCCGCGATAGTGGGAAAACGTGGATCAGCGCGGGGACCGCGCCGCTCGGCGCGCTGGGGCACTACGGCGATCGGACGCGCTGGACGCAGCTCGGCGAGGCCCGGATCGATCGGCTCGTATTCGAGGTGATCATCACAGACCCGGTAAAGCGCATCATCGGGCCCGGCGCGTGGATCGTCGCGACGCCGGGAAGGGCGGCCTGATGCCCGTCGGCGATGTCCCGCTCACGCCGATCATTGACACCGTGACGGGCAGCGTCACGGAGATCGGGCGGATCTTTCTCCGCACGCTGACCGCCGCGGCGAACGCGCTCGCGCCGATCGACGCCGCGTACTGGACGAGCAAGGCGACCGCCGGCCTCTCGGCCGAGGTGAATCTCGGCGCGCTCGCGTCCGGCTATCTCAAGCTCGCGAGCGCGATCGGCATCGCGACGCCGACGACCGTCCCGACGATCCCGCAAGCCGACATCGCCGGCCTCGCCGCCACGCTCGCCGGCCTGGCGCCGCTCGCCTCGCCCGCGCTGACCGGCGTCCCGACCGCGCCGACCGCGGCGCCCGGCACGAACACGGCGCAGCTCGCGACAACGGCGTTTGTCCGCGCGAACGCCGCCGGCGGGATCTGGCAGAACCAACCGTTCAACGCCGCGCACTACAGCGCCGCCGGCGGCGGATCGTGGACCGTCGGCGCGGCGGCCGTGATCACGAATCGGTATTGTCTGATCGGGAAAGTGCTGTTCTGGCAGCTCTATATCTCGTGGTTTTCCGGCGCCAACGTGCTGGCCGGGACCGTGACGGCGCTGCAAATCGCCTACCCCGGCGGCCTGTCGTCGGCCGGCGGGCCGTGCGCGGTGCCGGTGCCCTATCTCGTGGACGGGACGATCCAGGCCGGCTATGCCGCGCCGAGCGGCGGGGTGATTCAGATCAACCGCTATAACGCCAATTGGGCCGCGGCGGCGCCGGGGCTGATTACCACGTTCGTGCTCGAGGTTGCGTAAGAGAACCGCCATGCCTACCACGTCCGTGCTCGGCGGCCAAAGTGAAGCGACGATCGACCAAGCCAATATCGCCATGCGCGCGATGCCCTGGTATCAAGACCAGATGCGCGCGTGGGGGATGGATCCCGGCCACCCCGGCAACCTCAGCGACAGCCAGCGGACGCAATTGACGCGGGCGGCGCAGGCCAATGGCTTCGTGGTCGACGAGGGCAATATCGAAATGGACGATCACGGCAATTTCAACCCGATCGGCCACAAGCTCCGGAACACGTTGATCGTCGCCGGCCTGGCCGCGGCCACGATCGCGACGATGGGCGCGGCGGGCGTGTTCGCCGGCGGCGCGGGCGTCGGGGCGGGCGCCGGCAGCGCCGCGGGCGGCGTGCTCGAGGGGACGGCGGCCGGCGCGGGCGGCTCGACGGCGCTCGCGGCGGGCGTGCCGGCGGGCGTGGGCGCGGTCGAAGGCGGCGCGTACGGGCTCAGTGATGCCGCGCTGGCGTCGATGGGCGGCGCCGCCGGAACTGGCGCGGGTGTGGGCGCCGGCGCCGGCGCCGGGGCGGCCGGGGCGGGCGCCTTCGACGCGGCCGGCAATTTCATCGGCAACAGTACGTATTACATTCCGGCCGGCGGCGGCGGCGCGAGCCTCGCCACGGATCTGTTGAAATACGCGCTCCCCACCGCGGGCGGGATCGCCGGCTCGCTGATTGCCGCCAACGCCAGCGGCAACGCCTCGGCCGCGCAACAGAAATACCTCGAAGAAGCGCTCGCCTACGAGAAGGAGAACGATCTCTATAACCGCGGCGTCGCCGCGCAAAAGGTGCAGCTCGAGGCCGGCCGCTATGCCGACTACACCGGCCGGATCACGCCGTTTGTCGCCAATGCGACGAGCGCCAATGACCGGATGTCGAGTTTGCTCGGCCTGCCCCCGCGCCCCGCCGGCACCTACAGCCCCGGCGGCGCCGGCAGCAGCGGCAGCAGCTACGGCACGCAGACCCCGAGCGGCGTCGCCGTCAGTCCGCAGCTCACCCAACGGATCCTCGACAACTACAAAGCGCTCGGCCTGACGCCGACCGGCCCCGGCAGCGGCCCGACCGATAGCGCGTACTACACGCAGCAGTACGCCGGCACCGGCGGCAGCACCGCGGCCAACGATGCGTACTGGTTCGGACCGCAGGGGCGGATCGCGACCGACGCGCAAAAGGCCGGGCTCTCCTTCACGCCGGGCGCGCCGCCGCCGACCGCGCCGACGACCCCGCCGACGTCGCCGACACCGGGGCCGGCCCCGATCACTGGCGCGCCCGTCGCGAAAAGTCTCGTGCAGCTGCGCGCGCCGGATGGCAGCGTCCGCGGCGTCCCGCCGGACCAAGTGGATCAATATCTCGCGCGCGGCGCGACCCGCGTCGAGGCAGGAGCGTAAGTCATGGCAACCGCCGATCCCAACGCCCCCTCGAACTTCTGGACCCTGCCCGGGCCGCCCGGCTTCGATCAAGTCAACGGGGACTATCAGACCTATCTCGGCCGCCCGCTCACCCAGGCCGAATACGATCAGTATTGGGCGAACAAAACCAATTACACGAGCAACGACGTCGCCGGCACGCCGGAAGCCGTGGCGTACAACACGAGCAAGGGCAACCCGGGCCCGATCCCGACCAACCCCGACACCGGCGCGCAGATCGGCGCCGGCTTGCCGTGGGAGAACGGCGCGCCCGTCGGCACCGTGCCCGGCTACCATTGGGACGCCCGCCTCGCGATGTGGCAGCCGGGCGACCCGCCCGGCACCACGGCGCCCGACACCACGCCGAGCACGCCGCCGCCCACGACCGGCACGCAAGCGCCGACGGGCGGGAACACCGTGGCCCCGTCGACGCCGGGCGCGACGTGGAACGCGCCGATCGGCTTGCCGGCGACGGGCTTCGGCGCCGCGCCGCCGACCTATCAAAGCGATCCGAACGCGCCGCAGTATCAGCCGCTCCCGGCCTACGTCGCGCCGACGTGGACCGGCGGCGATTTCGTCAACCCGAGCGAGGCCGATCTCATCGCGTCGCCCGGCTACCAGGCGCGGCTCGATCGCCTGATGCAAACCAAGACGCGCCAGGCCGCGGCGCAGGGCACGATCTTGAGCGGCGGCACGCTCCGCGCGCTCGACCAGGCCGGCCAGGACTACGCGAGCAACGAGTACCAGACGTTCCGCAATAACGCGCTCGACGCCTACAAACAGAAATACAGCCAGTTCACCGACGCGGCGGGCATGGACTTGAACGCGCGCACGATCAACGCAAACCAGAATCAAGCGACGTTCGCGAACCGGACGCAGACGTACAACACGAACAACGCGCGCACGCTCAGCGACTACTTGACCAACGTCAGCGCGCAGCGCAACGCCGAACTCGATTACTGGAACCGGCTCACCGACGTGAACACCACCGGCGCCAACCTCGCCGGGAGCAGCTACAAGGCCCCATGACCGGCGTCAGTCAAATCCTGGCCGAGATGGCGAGCAGCGCCGCGCAGGCGCAGATCGCGCGCGGCAACACGTACGGCGCGCTCGTCGCGCAGGCCTCGCAAGTGCCGGCGCAGATCATCGACGACCGCGAGCGCCAGGTGCAGATCGATTTGCAGCGCGCGCGCGAGCAACAACAGATGGCGCTGGCGCTCCGCGCCGATCAGCGCGCGACCGCGGATCAGGCCTATCAGGACACGACGCGCGCGCAAGAGCTCCGCGACAAAGCCGACTGGAAAACGATCGCCGGCGTCATGTACAACCCCGACGGCACGTACAACTAT